TGAAATTTCAATGCCACTACCACTTATTGAAGTAGTTTGAGATGGTGTAGGTGTCCATGCTGCTGATGATGCAGATGATTGTGGGTATGATGTTACTGATACATTGGCTTGTTTTAAAACAAATTCTGCATCTCCTGTTCCTCCTGGTCCTAAATTAGTAGTATTTAAATATGCTTCAGTAAAATTAATAGTTTGACCTACTTGTGCTGTTGCAGGATTACCTCCTGCTAAATTTGTTGGGTAAAAACTAATAACTTCTCCACTTGCATTTGTAAGTAATGATCCCGAAATACCACCATCTGGCGATGTTGAAGATGAGTAAGTGCCTATATATCCTTCAGAACCGTCATTAGCTACTGAAGTATCTGCATGTTGACCTATGTCAAATGCTTGAGTTTGGTATCCCGTTGCTGTAGGGGAACCAACACCTGTAATTATTCCTAATGCTATTGGTCCTGAGGAAGCAACAGTATAAGGTGATTGTGTTATTGGTAATTCTTCCCCTAAAAGTAATACATCAGCTAAACTTGATGTTAATGTATCTGCCCAAAACCATACATTTCCTGCTAATGGTTGGAATTCAGGACTTAAAAAATTATCTTCTGTAAATGTTGCTTCATTAAACCATTGGATAAAGAATTGATAATCAACAATTGCATCTTGTCCAAAAAATGTTGAACATATGTCTTTTAAACCTACTGGTAAAGACCCAGTACCTGCTTGGAATTCACCATTATAAAACTCACGTTGATCTATTCTTGGTAATGTATATTGTCCTTGACCCGCCCCTAATGTTTTAGATGCTGTATTTGGACTACCTATACCTAAAGTTGTTTCTGAGTATTCTTCAAATCCTTGAGAAAATCCTGGGTATAATTTCCAGAACATTGAGCCTGATATTTCATTATTAGTTAGACCCGTAGTAGGTAAACCTCCTATAATAAAACATACTTCTAAAGCTTCATTATCAATATATGATACTGCTGGATTGTTTTCTGTTACTGTTAAGTGAAATATAATATCACCAGATGATTTAACTACAGCTTCTTGACCATACAATGATGGGGATATTTCTGTTCCATCACTATAATCGGCATCTCCAAAACCTCCACCTTCTATGCTTTCCATGAAATTTATTTCATGTGTAATCATACCATCTACCCCTCCATCAAGTTGAACATAGCATGATTGGCTAAAGAACATCGATGCTGAGTATAATTGTTGTAAATATAATTGAGGTATAGCTTGGCCATCTGATTGTGAGATGTTAATGCTCATTGTATTAGTGGCTGTACCTACTGTTGAGGTAAATCCTAGAGAACCTACTGTTGGAGGAATATCTAATTCAGAATTTGATGATGTAAAGAAATAATTATCAAAGCATACTTTTTGGTCTGATGCACTTATAGGTGCAGTATATAAACTATTATATGGTTCAAATACACCACCTGTACCACCATCAAATACTTCAATTGAAGAACCACTATCCTGAACATTTGCATATTGAGGGAAATTTGGTGCTGTTTTAGCTAATGCTAAATTGTTAGAATCTAAAGTTATTACTATATCATTTGTTGCTGTAATACCAGTCGAAGCTAATGTTGCTTGGTTAATTGTTATTTCTTCTGTTCTATAATAATCACTACCAGTATTAATTACTGAAACTGATTTTATATTACCACTATCAACATGAAGTTGGAAGGTTGCACCTGAACCTGAAACTCCATTTACTGATCCTGTTATTGGTAATTCTGAACCTGTAACATAAGAACCTCCTGGAGTAATACCTACAAAATCAACACTATTAAATGATAATAAATCATTACTAATTAAAGCCCCAGATTGTGTATATTGAGCTGTATCAAAGTATGTTGGTACTTCTGTATAATATACTTCATAATCCCTTGGTGCCGATTTTACACTACCAGAATATTCTGGTATAGAAAACGACATTGAAGGTGGTGCTTGTTTATTTCTTTCTAATAAATTTTGTTTTATTACTACACCCGATGATAAACTTGTTCTTGCAGGTGTAAAATCTTCTATCATTTTAAATAATGAATTATCAAAGAATTTAATTAACCTTACAAAATCATTTACATCATAGCTTTTTATATATTTTGTGAAATATGCATCTCTTAAGGCGTCTAATTCTGGGTATGAATAAGTTGACTCAGATATTTGTCTTGGGTCTCCTATATAATCTCCTAAATTAAAATCACCTACTTGTGCTATTATATCATCATTAATTTGGTCCTGTGGAGAAAATGCTACTTCTAAATAATTAATATTAGGAGCACTTCCACTAGGGTATGGTGTTTGTTGTATTGATCTATATGGTGATAAAGTAGAACCTGATGGGATTGTAGTTGTTACAATATGTACTTTATCTGTAATTCTATTTTTAATACCTCCGGGTACTTGATTTAAGAATATACTTTCTGTATTTTGTATAAATGATCCTGTTAAATAAAAATCACTAGTATTTGAGAATGATGCTGTTGTAGCCCAAGATCCAGTAACTTTAGGGTGAATAGACGTTCTACTACCTGTATTTAATTCTGTACCTAAATCAGCTCTAAACATTAATTCATCTGGGGTAGTATTAACCCCTGTACCTTGTGTTGAATAAGGATTAACTACATAGTCGAAGAAAAAACTTTCACTTAATGGAGTATCCCAATATCTTACTTCTTGTAAAGCACCTGATAGTGGAGCATAGTTTAATGTATTTAAAATTAAATTACTTGCACTTGGAATATAAGCTCTTGTAGCTGCTTTCCAATATTGTCCTTGTGGTACAGCTATATAATCTGAACCACTAAATCCTATTTCTTCTCCTATTCTATTTGCTACATGAAGTGAAGCAGTTGTAGTACCATCATAATCATAAGTAGCTTGAACTGACCACCAGCCTTGATCAAAGAAAGGTAAGTTAACACTTGCAGATCTACCTGCAGCATATCCTACTTGACCTTCAGGATAAAATGCTAAAGTACCATAAGCGTTACTTTCACTTGGAACAGACCCACTCCAACTCCCTGATATTGTACCATCACTGTCATATTCTAATGTAACAAATGCTTTATTATCATCTAATACAAATAAATTTTGATAAAATGATGATGTTGGTACTCCTGTTGTTTGAAATCTAAATTGTACTGTTTGTGGTGTTGTATCTACATTAGGCCAATCATTATTTCCTACCCAGGATGAAGTTATAAACGTTGGGTTACTTATACCTTCTAATTTTAAAGCATAGTTAAATTGATTTTGACTATAATCCCAATCTTTAGTTGTATCCCTGTCTTTACTTCCAAACTCATTTATTCTTAAAATGGTGTCCGGAATACCATATGAGGTTATTAATGCTCTTAACCCTCCTATTGTTCCTTTACGTTTAAGTAAATTAGGTAGGTTGTGGTAAATACGTTTATATAAACGTTTATTTACATTGTCTAATGGGACTATGTCATCCGAAGCTGATATTTCAGTATCTACGTATTCATACCCAGAAGGCGTGTCAACTTTGCCATTAATTGACCCCGTCATATATGGGAAAGGGAATGTACTTCCTGAAGGTGTTATACCTAAAAACGCAGTATATAAATCATCAGTATTAAAATTATTACTATATAGTTTTATACCAAAATCCTTAATTGCGTCAGCTACTAAATCTTTAGAAATACCATAATCTAACCTATTATCAGCATCAAATCTAGTAGTAATATTTTTTGTGTATAACCAAGTATTATCATATTGTTGGGCTACCATATCAACAAATAACTCATATTTAGCGTTATTTGGATCTGTTTTTAAATACTCGGGTATTGTGTTTTTTAAATAATTATCGTTTTCTTCATCATAATTAGAAGCTGAGAGTGATTGACCTCCATAATATGCATTACTAGGATCTGCACTACCTAGCCAAGTTAAAACTTCTGAACTTCCAGTACTATATAAAGTAAAAGGAGGTTCGGTGTTTGATTTAGGGTAAGAATATTCTGATCCACTATTATAGTATAAGAAGTATTCATACCCATCAAAATTCTTTTCTATTTCAGCAATTTTACTTGTAAATTCAGCATTACTTTCACTGTATGCTATAGATCCAGTTCCACCATCTGTAATTTGGGATAGAATATTGTTTAAAGTATTTTGATATTGTTCTATCAATCCTACTTTATATACAAAGTTTTCTAATCTAGTATATGCTGATGAAAATTGTATAAAATCATTATAGTCTGTATAATCAACACTAATAGATACTTCTTTTCTATTTAATAAGTTTTTAACTTGATTAGCAGAGCTTGTTAGATTTGTTCCTATTAATGAGTTATAATCATAAACTTGACTTGCTACTCCTGATTCTTGTGTTAAATTTAAAGAATAATTTGGACCTAAAATAAATTGAAAATCATTAGGTATAAATTCTTCAAAAGGGAAAGTAACATTATATGCTTGGGGTGCTGAAATTTCTTCTACTACCCACAATGTTGATTTTAATCCAAATTGTACTGGTAAAGGTTCATATAATTTTACTAATATAGAAGGTTCAACTTCTGATTCAGTATCTAATTTTATATTGTTTGCAATACATTGTTGATCATTACCAAAATTAAGTAAGAAATCTACAAAATATTCGGAGTTTTCTCTTGATGATATAAAATCATTACTTGAGCTTATAATCCTACTATCTGCTATAGTATTACTTTTTAATCTAACCTCTGTTCTATCCGAACTAATTTCACTAATATAGTAATTAACTGTTATATTTGAATCTAGTAAATATCTATAAAAATTATATGTTGAATAAAATGAACCATAATCATATCCTATGTTTTCTAAGTCTTGATTAGGGTATAATATTGTATCTCCATTTATAACACTATATGAATTTACAGAAACTGCTTTAATATTTGGGGCAGAAGGATATATTAAAGTTTTATTTTCATCATAGGCATAATATTCTATATAATCAGTAGATGAAGTAAAAGCAGTATCTAATCTCGATGAAGAGATTAATATATTATCTTGTTCCGTATATTGTTGGAACTCAAATGTTACTGGATTTACTTGTTGTATTGTTATATTATTATCCATATTAATATGTTCCTGATGTTGTTCCACTTCCACCTGCCGTTGATGTTGAAGTTGAATTTGAAGGTGAATTTGCTACTATACCTGAGTTAGTAGTTCCTTCATCAAACTCTTCAGTAGAATTTAAATTTAAATCTTTTGTTACTTGTTGTATTGTGTCATCACTAGTATTATCTAAAGCTTGAGCATCGAAGTCAATAGTTCTACCTGTTAATGCTTCTACTTTTTCAATTTGTGCTTGTAATAAATCTTTTCTTAATTGTGTTATTTCGTCCTGTAAGCTATTAATTAATTTACTATCTTGGTCATAATTAATATACTGAGCACTTGATTCAATTAAAAATTGGTGGGAATTAGTATCGCCAAAAGCTGGTATTTCGTAGAATAAATCATTATATTGTTCAAAAAATTCTTCAACTGTAAAAGTATCATCTAGTTGTTCGGGTAGAGATATATTACCTAATTGTCTAAATTTAGTGTCAATTATTTTAGGATATTCTGTTTTAGAATATACTTTTTTTATAAGGTCAATTCTTTCCTCTGCCATTTTATAGCTTTTTAACCATTAATTACTTTAAAGTAATAGTTTTCATCCATTACTATAGTATTCCCTTGTATTTCTGTTTGTATCAAAATTTGATAATATCTTTCTGGCTCTAAACCATTCATGTATACTTTAAAAAAGCTACCTGTTGGATCACAACTTATTTGTGTAAATTCTTTATCAAAATCAACCACAAATTCATTAGTATCTAAATCTTTTATTGCATAATAAGATGAAGATGGTAATGCATAATTCAATGTATCAATAGATGATGTTTCAAAGGTACGAACTGGGAATTCAGGACGCACGTTTAATCTAAAATTATTTATACTTTCACTATAAAAAACACCTTGGTTATTATCTAATGACATAAAAACATCAGGTGTTGATATTACATTTAATTGTTCAATATCAAAAGTTGATAATGTTACTACTGCATTTGTAGTAGCACCTGATACTGCTGGTAAGTTATTTAACGTAGCAGCATTCCAAGTTAATACATCATTTGATTTATATCCTGATCCTATTTCTTTAACAAATACATCTACCATAGATGAACTTTTAAATGTAGCTCCATAAGTAGCACCTATTCCTGTTCCTGTATTTGAATCAGGTGCAGGTAAAGATTGTGTATATGAACATGATATTGAACTTGTTATTTCGTTTGTTGGATATGAACCTGTTAATGTTCTTCCTTCTTCAAATGCACCACTACTAGTACTATATGCAAAATCCCTCCATTTTATTTCTAGTTGTGGTGGGTATATTGTGTTTGTATCAACTGAGTAATAGCTTAATTGAGGTGTTACAGCACTTGATGTTGTAAACTCTATACTATCTTCCCATTTAATAATAAATCCTTCATTTTGGATATCTGTTCTTCCGGTATTATTTCCTGTTGAACCTGAATGCCATATTTTTACAGCATTAGTTACATTCATATCTAAATCTTTGTCACTCCTTAAAGTAAACATTTGAGATGAAGTAATATCTGTAATTCCTTCATATTCACCTCCTACTACATTTGAACCTGTAAACCAAACAGCTCCTCCTGTATTGTCACTACCACTCCAAGATGCTGTAACTAAAGTTCCAAAAGATGCTATCGGCCATTCTGTTGAACCTGAATATGCTGAGTATTTCCAACTTACACCTGTTCCATTTATAATGTTATCTAAATATTGTCCTGTACCATTATTCCACGATCCAGATATAGGGTAAGCATATAATGTTGAATCTAAAGTTATATTAGTTGCTTTAGCAACATAACTTTTTAAACTAGCTGACCAGTTATTCCAATTTGATTGAGTTACATTTGAAATAGTTGTTAACACATTATCAATTTCTGATTGATTAAATTTAACTAACGATCTTGCTACTCTAGCAACAGGGTTTGATTCTGTTACTTCGTTTTTTACATCTAAGATAGCATCAAGCCCAGTATTCATATATCTATATGCACTGTATATTGATGCGTCTTTTTCAGGAAATAATTTATATACTGCCATAATTAAAATATTGTTACTACCCTACCTTTAATGTCGGTATTTGGATATTTAAGTTCAAAAATACTAGGATCTAATGAAGGGAATATTGTACCATTTTGGTTGGCAGCATTCATATCATAAGCCCACTGTGAATATCCAGCTGAAACACCTGCTTTATTTGTAAGGTTTATTTGTTTAACTGTTTGTACACCATCAATTGCATCTAATAATACAAATAAGTCTGGTGTAATGATAGGTTGGTTAATTTGCCATCTATCTATATTAAAATAATTTTGTAATGCTACAATACATCTTTGTAATACTTCATTGTTATTAAAATTAGGATATGTAATTATTTCAAAATCAATATTAAAATTAATAATAAATGCATCTTTAATACTAATAGTATCTCCAATCATCCTATATTCATTTATATAAGATTTTAAATTATTTTTTAATGTTAATGATGCTGTTGTTAATTTTTGGTTTAGATCCGATGTTAAAACATATATATCTAAAGTTGTATTAGCATCACTAGCATTTGGTTTTTGTGTAATTGCTTTAGATATTACTCCATATTTAGGATCCATACTTAATGCTCTTACTAAATAATCATTTGCAGTTACGTTTCTTAATTGTGTTGAAAAATTTGATATACTATTTTGTCTAATTTCTTCTATTGTATCCCCATCTTGTCCTCCACTTGCTGCTATTACATTATTTGCTGCTAAAGTATTAAATATATATTGTGCTGTTGTTGGGTTTAAATCAGCATTTATAAAATTTATTGTTGATGTATTTAATTCATTTAAAGTATTAGAAGGTACATTTGAACCAACACCACCACCTGTATAATATCTAATTGTTAGAGTCGTATTTGAAGGGGCTACACCATAAGTATTTGTAAATATAAAATTGGTTGGTGAATATGCTGTTGTCATTTTGTTTTGTAAAAATGGCAAACCTAAACCTACGTTAAATGGGTTTGGTACTATGTCTTCTGTTGTTGAGTTGGAACTACCAGCACCAAACTGTAATTGTAATTGTGTTGAACTTAAAAATCTAGTTGCAAATCTATTTTGTACTTGTTTAGTTTGTAATAGGTAAGGAGCATCTGTATCTAAGTAAGTATTAGGGTCATTTGTATTGGTATTTTTAATACCATCAAATACTTGTTCTTGCCCTAAATAATCTACTTGATACCATTTATTACCATCTGAGTCAACTACATCTAATATTCCTGCTATATTACCAGCTGATATTACAGTTGTAGCAAATTCTTGTGGGGCACCAAATGATACTGTTTTTGTATTTATATTACCTGAGAATGCTTTTCGTCTTTTAGCTAATAAATAATAAACTGGTAAATTATTAGATACTTGCGCTACTGTTATTGTAGTTGGATCTAATGAACTTGATACTGTAAAATCTATTGGTTCTTCTATTGTAAATGCTTGACTCCCACCTTGATTTGTAATTACTGTATTTGCATTTACATATACAGCATAACTAAAATCTGGGACTGTTTCACCATTAACTAGTTTAGAAGGGACTTGTTGGTAAAAATCCATTATAGTTGTAGCTAAACCTGTTACTTTTGGTGTATAACCGTACATATAAGCTAAATCAAATATGTTACTTGGTTGTCTAGCGTATTGTAAAAAGTTTTCTTGTATTTGATTGTCTAAATAAAAGGATAAAACATCCCCTACATAGGCTGCTTGTTCCATAAACATCATCCCAGGGGAGGTTTCAGTAAAATCAGTGTATGTAGTAGGAAAGTATGTTTGAGAATAGTTAATCAGTTGATTTCTATACTCAGAAAAATCCTTATTAATATATTGTATGTCTCTTTTAATTGCCATTAGTTAAAAGTTAAAGTTAGTTCATCTTCAATACCAGTATTTACTACTGAGTAATACATTTGAACTGATATTTCATTTGAATCCGGGTCTTCTAATAAAGACAGCTCTTGAAGATCTATGTTTGGAAAATTAGTTTTTATCTTATTTCCAACATCATCTTTTAAAAATTCTAATGTGTTATTTGATATTTGTTCAAATATAAATTCTCTTAAACCACCACCAAAAGCCGGATTTCCTGGTCTTTCACCTGGGTTAGTTAAGAAATAATTTATTAAATTGTTTTTTATAGATTGTGCCGTAGTATAATTTGGAATAAACACAGCTCCCCCATCTAATGGAAGGTCTACACCTATACCAACTCGTGGTCTAGTGTCATTAGGAAATTGATTTATTGCTCCAAATGCCATTTTTTATCCTTTACTTTTCATTAATCCCATTATTTGATCCATGCTTACATTACCTTGAGGTAAACTTCCATTTGCTGACATAGTATCAACAGGCCCATTTACTTGCATAGGAACATCTGCTGATGTAGCATTTATAGTTCCATTATTTCCAGGCATCATCCCATTTAAAACCCCCATCATATTTTCTCTTAATTTTATTTTATCATTTTCGGGTAATGGTTTTGCTTCTATAGCTTTTTCTACTATCGGGGCAGATGTATGTGATTTAGGTGTTTTAATAGCTTCTAGTAAAATATCCTTCATCTCTTCTTGGATTGCTTCTTTAACTGCTGTTTTTACTATGCTTTTTAATTGATTTAATTTCATGTCAAAAAATTTAATTTATTATAAATATTGGTTTAGTTTGCTTTTAAGTCATTTTGTTTAATATAAAATGCTAGTTCGTCAATTAGTATTTGATCATCTGCAGCAAACGATTTTTCTCCCTTTAAAATTACTATTCCTCGTGAGTCTTTTGCAACTGCATAACGTTGATATAAATCTCCTTCTCCATAATTTTGGGCATTTTCTGTATCCGCTACTACTATTAATTCAAATCCATTTACAAAATTATCTGGAGTTTCACCTTGTGCATCTTGTTGTGCCTGTAATGCTAATAATTCTGAATTAATTTCTTCCATTTCAAGTTCTCCATCAGCACAGTCTCCTATTAATAAATCAATAGTTTTTAAATACTTTAATATTATAAATAAGCATATAACTAGTATAATTAAAGATATTAATATGGATTTTTTTATGTCTTTAAACTCCTTGGCAAAAGTTATTAATAATTCTTTTATTTCTTGAAGTTTACCTACTAAGGAATAACTTGCAAATTGTAAAGGAATAGGTAATTTATCTAATGCTTTTTCTATTATTGCGAAGTTTTTTGTTAGAATTAAAAACGCTACTGCTAGTGCTGAGTTAGCTATAATAACACCATATATGTTATTTAATTGTCTTACTATTGAGTTTCTTCTTTTAATACACTGTTTTAATATTGTATTATCAGGACACCTAGCTTGGTTTTTTTGTGCTAATTTAGCTATTCCAAAATTAATTAATAAACCTATAGCAAGTGGTAATAATTTTTGTTGTGCTATAGTAGCAAACCCTAATATTTCTTTTTTTACAGCATTAATGGTTCGTTCAACAGGTTCAAATAATATATCTATCTGTTCATCTATTAATTTATTTATTTCATCAACAACTTTTTGTTTTTCTTCTTTTGATAACTCTTTAATATTTAACATTCCTACAGGAGGGAGTTGTTCTTTGATTACATGATCACCTTTAATCATTTGTTGGAAGTAAGGTGTAAAATTAGTATCAACTCCTTCACCTGTGTTATATAATAAAATAGGTCTTAGAGGTACAACGGGATAATCTGGGTCTCCTATTACTGGTATTCCAAATTTAATTTCAAATTCCCCATCACCATCGGTTTTAATTTCTTTAGCTTTTTTTCTTTCATCATCACTCATACTTTGTAAACTTGGGTCTTGTATGTATGATATTCTTTCTGTGGTTTTAAAATTAGACCACCTAAATGATTTTGCTTCTTCTAATTCTTCTCCTTCTTCAAGTTTTTCCTTCTGTCGTTCTTGTCTTTGTTCTTGTCTGTTATCAAAATTATTTCTTCTTTCTTGAAGTCTATTCCATCTTTTTTCATCTAATTGTTCTACTATACCTTCTTTATTAGTTGCAAAGAATGATTTTTTATAAACTACATTACCATTCTCATCTTTTTCAGGTACTATAGGATATAATACTAAGGGGGATGATACTGGTATTCCTGGTATGTTTGTTTTTTTACGAAGATCATATAATCTTCCTTTTACAGTAAATACTTCTATTCTTATAGAACGTAATATCTTTTTTATTTTATCAGCGTCTTTTTTTGATTTTGTAATATCATCTCCACCAACATTTCCGGTATCAACTCCTAAATTCTTTTTAATTAGTTCTATACCTTTAGGTGAACTTAAAAATGATTTTGCTGCATCTAATATTGTATCTAAATCTAACTTCATGCTATACAGATTTTACTTTTTTAGATAAAAATTTAGATATATCATTTTGTATATTTTGAATTTGGGGTATTATCATTATAGCTTTTGCTGATGTAGATGTAAGACTTGATTCACTTGATAATGAGCTACATAATGTTTCTACATTTTTTAATAAACTAGAAAATGATTTCATAAAAGTATCACCTAATACTAAGGATTCATTGGCTTCATTTCCACCTAAATTAATGTATCCTCTTTCGCTGCTTAAATTAACATTTTTTTCTCTAGAGTTAAATCCTATATCTTCATTAGATTCCCCTATTATTGATTTTTGAGCAGACATTATAATATTATCTTCTTTAGAATTAAAAATTAATCTATTAGAATTAACCATTACCTGTGACCCACTATATTGTCTAGGGTCTATAGGTGTTTTTGATATAATATTATTTAAAGGTACAGTTGCAGATTCTCCTACTGCTAAATTTAATGTTGCTATTTCTAAAGGTACACGTTGAGTTGAAGTTAAATATATTGATGTTGGGTCATCATTTATATTTTCAACTATTGGAACCCATGATTCATTACTTCCTGTAATTTTGGGTTGACCATTTTTTAATACCATAATAGGGCTCCCTTGTTTTCCTATTGAAGACCAATTATTAACAATATCACCATCAACCGTTGTTGTACTACCTAAACGAATTGTATTACTAAATCTACCTTCAATTATATTATCACCTGCAAATGGTAAAATAGGTTTAACATTTCCATTTTCTACAAATTTTCCCCCACTCTGACCATTAAGATCAAGTTCAAATTCTTCATTGTTTTCTTTATTTGTAGCACCCGCTTGAATACTATCATAAGATTTAGTCTGAGATGGTGAGTTAGTGTTTACTAAGTAAGATGGATAACCATTCTGTTCAGGATGATTCCAAATACCAATTGGATTTAAATAATAATATTCATAATTGCCTGCAGCTCCTGGGTTTTCTGTGGATGGTAATTTAAATAAAAGTACTAATTCATTTACTAGTGGAAAATTTTTAAATTGTGGATATAAGGGTTTTGCAGTACTAGAAGGATCATCAACTGTACTTGTAGGTTGATCTAATATTTCATATTTAATTGTACCAATAGCACCCCACCCACCTTGTTTAAATAATTTTGAGTCTGAGTTTAAAGAGATATCGATAACCCTAGCTACTATTAAATTATTTTTTAAATCTTCAATAGTACTATCTGAATTATTAGAACCTCCAGTAAGAGTTCTATTTAAATAAGCTAAACCTGTTACAGACATTATTTTTCTTTACTTTCAGTATAAGTTGTGTTTAATTTATCTAATTCAGCCATTAATTCTTCTTTTTCGGCTTCGGTAATACCCAATGAATCATCGCTGCTACTATTATTAATCGCACGCTGTACTATAGTAGCCATTTTAATTAATTGTTCATCGTTACGAATACCAATTTCCATATATTCTTTAATAAGTGGTACAATTAAAGTTGCATCACCAATATCATTAATTAATGGTTTTAGTTCTGATATTAAACCTGAAATTTGGGTTTCTTTTTTCTTTTGATTATCGTAAATCTCACTTAGTATGTCCGAAAACTTTTTTTTCTTAAATACAATATTGTCTAGTGATCCCATAGTGTTTTTATTATAAATATGGATATAGGATAAACTTAAAACTTACACCAACCGTTTTCTAAATAAAAGATATATTGACTTTTAAAAATATCATGAAGTTTATCTGCTATTTTAGTTATTTTTGGGGTTTTTACATCAATAATTTCTCTAATATAGATATAAAGTGCTTTTTTATTAAAAACTTCAATAGTTTCTCTTTTTCTAAACAACTCAAGTATAGCATCTGCTATTTGAGCATCATTTTTCTTTGGAAACAATTCAAAAATATTTTCTGTAGTGTGTTCTACAAATAATTCTATATACTTACTTAAATCATCTTTAGCTGCTCCATCACCCATACTGTAAGTATGTGTTGATTTTTCACCCATTAATACATCAACTTCAACCTTTTTAATTTTTTTATTATAGTTTTTAGTGTTATATAATATTAACCAACGTTTAACTATAGTACCAAAATAAGAGTAAGCTTTAGCTCCTCTTGTTGGGTCAAATAAATGAATTTTTGATAATAAAAAGGTTATTATCTCATGTTGGAGGTGTTCTAAATTCTCAACCTCTGTATGGTAGAACTTAAATGTGTGAATAATGTTTTGTGTTAGCTTAAAAAACGCGTAATGAATTTCGCGCTCGTAAATTTTGGATCTAATCTCAGAATCTGATGTGTTATTGTAAAGTACAATAGCGTTTTCCGTATCCTGAGTAAAATAATTTTTACTCTTTTTTCTTCTTTTTCTTACCATTAGTTGATTTTAAACCTTGATATACCATCTTGTATTACCTTTATTTGTTCAAAAAACCAACCAATCTCATCATCACTTTTAAACGTACCTTTTTCATCAATTTTTTTAAGACGTTCGTCTGTGAATTCGATTTGTTTATTAAATTCTGTTATATAGTCATCATATTGTGTAATAATGTCTTCTTGCTTTTCAAATTTACGTAGTAAGTTCCATGAAGTATACATAAATATTACTACTAATAAACTTAATATTGAAATTATAATAATTGCTGTTATTGACATTATTTTTATTTTATAAACTATCTAACATATTCTTTAATCCTGGACTAGAAACTGTGTTTAATGCCTTAGATTTAGAACTTGATTTCTTATTCGTCGACAATGTAAATGACTTCTTTGTGGTAGCCACGCTATCTTTAGAAAATTTTGGAAGCCATTCAATTTCAAATTCAATACGTGCAGCCATCATATCAGCTTGATGCAAAATGAATGGTAAAGATGTACGAGGTTTTGTTTCGGGCATAAATGATTTTAAATATTTCTCATTAGCCGAATCATATAAACCATCATGTGTCTGGATAGCTAACATTTCATTAAATGTATATTTGATATCATGTGATTGTAGTAAAAATAACCCACGATCTGGAACAGCTGCAAATGCAATTTTCTTATTATGCATATATTCTTCACCTAATTTATCTCGTCTCCACTGATCAGTCTGAGGGATATAAGATTCATGTTCTGAGTCGCCCATTTTACCTAAATCATGGTTAATAGCAGAAAATATTAATTCTTCGATAGTAAATGTAGAAGTATCCATTCCAAATTCCTTCCAAACATCATACATTTTTAAAGATGCATCAACAACTCTATTTACATGATCAACATATCCGCCTGGAAATGCTGAGTGGTATTCTTTTTTATGTGATGCGGGCATTAATATTATTCGTTCTTCATATTTTTTATAGAAGTCTAATAATTTTTGTTTACGGTCACCTGTAATGTGTACACTGATGTTGTTGTTGAATGTTTCCCAATTCGATTGGATTTGTTCTGCTGTCAATTTCATAACTTTTATTATTTATTTATATTTGTAACGTTTAATCCCTTTACCCCCCTGGTGCCTTTGTTTTAATTCCCATTTTTNCCTAAACCCTGTACGTCCAAGATAATGGAAAGATTTTACAATGGCACGGAATTTTCAATATCTTTTTTAAATACTTTTACCTTCATTAAGAATGCACATTTTTCATATGCTTCTTCTGTTTCAAAATAACTAATTGCTCTATTAAGTGAATCAATAAGTTCTTCTTTTTTAAAATCCATTATTGCTTCTAAATGGTTTCTGTCTTCCAAATCTATCTTTTTGATATAATGGTAAGCCCTATTATAAACAGTATATTCAGATGCTGACTTAGTATCTTCTATACTATAATTAGGGGATTCTGCCTTTAAAAACTTTTCTAACTTTTGATGGAATACTTGATGGTTTACTATTAATTTAGTAAACATACCTAATTTAGTAAATGGTTCATCTAATATCATAGATTTAATATTCGTATTTGGGGGCATTTCACCCTCACTATTAAATAAATTAAATATCTTATTTTTATCTATCATCTTTTTCCTCCATGGTATGCAACTGCATGTCCTTCAGTAATTAATAAGTCATTTAAATTTTGGTCTCCGAAAAATATATTTCCAAGACATCTACCATATTTTCCAACCCCTTGTGAGTGCAATATAAAAACATCATTATGCTTTTTAAACATATCAACTACAAAATCTTTAGCTGCTAATCCTCTAGCTTTTTCTTCTAAATCTCTTGTCCTAGATTCTGGGGTGTTAATGCCAACTAATCTAATTCTAATAAACTTCCAGGTGTCAAAACCTAAATCAACAGTAGCATCAACAGTATCACCATCAACTACTCTATCTAACTTTGCGTTGTAAATATACATAATGGTTTTGATTATACATATTAACTAATCGTTTTCCTGATCCCTTAAATTTTGAATATATTTTGCTTTTTGTATTTGTCTACGTCTAGTTACAGAAGGTTTAATAAATTCTTTTCTATCTCTTACTTGTTTTAATACTCCTGTATCTCTAAATTTACGTTTTAAACGTTTTAAAGCACTTTCTATTTTTTCACCTTTTTTTAATTTAATTTTAAGCATCTAGTTTTTTTATATCATTCTCTATTTTTTCTTTTATCGCTTCTAACTTGCGATATTCTTCAACAACATTTTCATGTTTTGGATTTGCTGGGTGGAATCTCCAATAATCTTCCATTATTGTTGATACTGCCATTAGATCATTAATTGCTTCAATTTTTGGATCTGGTTTTTTCGTGTTTTCACTCATAATCTATTTATTTAAAGTTATTACCTATTAATTTAATTGTTTCTTTTGCTTCTTCTAAACCAATTTGAAAAAATTCTCTTTGGTTATTAACGCGATACTTTTTTAATGCATGATGTACTTCACCCTCTAATAGTTCGCCGTTAAAACAACGGAAAGCCCATGCTACTTCGTATGGAAGTGGCACACCTGTTGCATTAGAAATTTGTTTAGCTCGCTGATCTGGGGTTAATTTTGTGTATCCTATTTTTAGGAGTCCTGGTAAGGTTTGGTTCTTTAAAATATAAACCCATTGATCCCCTTCACCTTTTTTATTATAAATACCTTTTTTCTTTGCGGTATAATATGTTACATCTTCCCATCCATCTCCCATCTTAGATGGAGATAATGTAAAATATGAAGCATGTTCTACTTCTGTATTACCATAATTTTCTTTTAATGGTATAAACATTTTAGCTTGTTCTACTGTTAGTTTTTCCATATTATCCAATTTGTTCAAATCCTTTTACTTCATGTTCAAAGTTATCAACATATTCTTCTATATTATCTGTTTCAACTTCTTGAACACCTATATGAAGTGAAGTTCCTCTACAACTTTGTTTTCTGGTAAAATATTCTATTTTATATTTTTTCATTACTCTACTATTATATTAAATTCATGTTCTTGTATGATTCTTTCATCCAAATACTCACTAGCAAACATAACCTTAGTCATGACTTTTAATGTATCTCCAACCATAGTATTATTTAAATAAAATTGTTGGCGCGGATTATAATTATATTTACTATAAGTACCTAATAATGTTGGTGCATATGGGCATTCCCAACAAAAGTTCTTTTGAATTTGATAACCAGCAATATTTAATGGGGGTTGAATTCGAGCTATATCAGTTAGTGTATAAGTTTGATTACCTATAGGAATTAAATTATTCCAATCTCCATTACTAAACCAACTTAATACTGAATATATTGGTACTTGAAATGAAATTGAATCAAACGCTATCCAATAATCTGAATCATATGCTACTTCTACTAATGGCACACCATTAACTTCATAATATTCATCTAATTCATCAAGTTGACCCATAATTGTAAAATATTTAGGACCATAATATTCAATATGCCAATATCCATTTTCATCTTGATAAACTCCAGGCGAAACCTGTGGGTCTATTTGAAAAAATGAATTACAATCTCCATCTACACAAGGGTAGGGTTTAATAAGCTCCTCTGGGCTACATGCCCAAAGGAAACTTATCAAGGTTATGTAAATAAACTTTTTCATTATGCTACTAATTCTAATGCTTTACTAAACATTTTCTTGTTCACATCTTGGTCTTGCTTAAAATTCTTAATAATTCTAGCTTGACGTAATTTTCCTGACGGTGTTTTATATTCAAAATTACCATCAATAATATTCTCTTGAATTCTATTAAATACTTCCCAAAGCATATTTCCTTCATCTGCTTTACGTTGAACATTTAAAACGTCCTCAATTGCTTGGTTATCATAAGTATTTTGAGTACCTTCTACTCTAATATCAAGAAATGATTTAGCAAGATCAAACATTTGCTCTTCTTCTAATTCAACTGCTTTCATTTTATTCATTGAATCAACAGTTAAAGGTAATTTCTCAACTATATCCTTAATTAATACCTGTAAATCTTCAAACGTATAACCCATATGACGCATTTTAATATCATCAAATTGAGTATCTGAAATAACTAATCCATTCTCACAAACCATTCTAAACAGCCCAGCTGTAAATTGGAAACTATTTTTTCCATCATGAGAATTAGTCATTACGATTTGTGGAAAAACTGTATCTCCATCTTCACCATTAATAACAACATCATTATTTCTAAATATAACTAAATGCTTTTGGAAACCTTGTGTTTTTTGAGTTCTTGCTTTAACTTCTTTAGCATCAACTGGTTTCCAACCTAATAACTCCATATCATCAATAACTTTTTCAGTTGGAATGTGTGTATACTTTTCAGTAACATCACTTGAAGGTACCATTGTGAAAATACTTGGAGCGATTTTACTTAACTCTTCTTTTGTTTTGAATTCTGCGTTTGGATCAATTTGTAACATAACTTTTATTTATTTAATTATTAATATACCGTGAATATACGAAAGGTTGCTTGGGAAGCCAAGCTTCCCGTGCATTACTTTCAATTATTTTTTTACTAATAAACTTGGAGAAACTGTATATTGACCACCTATTCTACCATCACCAACATCACTAGCTTGAACTTTAATATTCTTACTATTAATTTTAACAATTCTAAAATTTTGCTTAGGATCAATTTTCTTATGATCAATACCTACTATATCACCAACTCTAAATGATGATTTTGCTGAATACTGTAATTCTGATCTACGAATAGAAACTGCATTTTTAATTTGATTAATTTCTGATTGATCTGAATTTTTAATGAATTCTAACACTTCTTTTAAATTTACCATAACCTTTATTTATTTTAATTAATTTATTAATATACCCTAAATATACGAAGGCTATCTCGGGTAGCCAAGCCTCCTGTGCATTACTTTTAATTATTTTTATATATTTGAGCCATATTAACTTTAGATTTTATTTTAAAACCTTTAAGGGCAGCATTGTATATATATTGTTGTAGTGA